GCCGATAACGAATCGTATCCAGAGTATTATGGTAATTTGAGAGAGAACATTGAAAAGTCCTCTAAATATGGATTGACAGATGATGGTCCCTCTGAAGTAATCGAAAGTTTTCTTACTTAAAATGACTACTCAAAAAGATCCTAACGACAAATATAGTGAATACGTAGTAGATTTTCACGGAATTGTTGATCACACTGATGATGAAATTGATCCTAATTCAGGAAAAATTGATGATTGGCATGAGCGTCATAAAGACAAACAATTAGATAAGTTCTGTGACAGTCACCCGTCTGCACCACAATGCAAAGTATTTGATGACTGATTCCGAAAAAAAAGCACTTGATCTTTTTATTGAAAGTGTATACAAACCAGACTTTGAACTCAGAGCTTCGGCAAGAGAAGAGAGTTGTTATGATGAACTCATGGTGTTGAGACAGAAGATTATTGATCTTCTTCACTCATATAATGAACCTACCACTGATGAAATTTCCGCATAAGTTACTTCCCACATAAATAATACTGTGGAATAATTTATGTTTGAGATTCTGTATGGAATACTATACTTATGCATATTTGAGAGAAGATGGCTCTCCCTACTACATTGGGATGGGTAAGGGTATTAGAATCCACAAACAACATCCACGGGGTATTCAAGACCTTCGTCCGCCCCGCGAGAGAAGAGTTAAACTAAAGACCAATCTGACGCGTCAAGATGCCATAGAGCATGAGAAAGAACTCATAAAGCTATATGGTCGGAAAGACAATAATACGGGCATTCTCCACAATCTTACAGATGGCGGAGAGGGTGCTTCAGGCGCCTTCGGGGAAAAGTATGCCACTTATGGAACCCTTGGTAAAAAGATGTCAGATAAGACAAGACAGAGGATGTCTGAAGGCAAAAGACGGTGGTGGTTATTCAAACATAAGGATGGTCGCGAATTGCGTGTATTCATTACAATGAAACAATTTTGTCTTGACAATGGTCTTGACCGTTCTACAATGATGAAAGTAATGCAAAAGAAACCCATGTATCACCAGCACAAGGGTTGGTATCATATCGAATTGTTACCCAAGACTTGACAAAACTTCTGATTTACCCTATGATTCTCTTGTAACATCATATTATGAAATTTCCCCACACCGCCCCAAAAGGATACGAATACTGGACTGATGAGTATTCAAAGACAGTTATTCGTATCTGGATTCGAAATCTGGACACTCAATTTACATACACAGACAAACGACCAAGTTCTGTTTGGGGATTCTTTGATCAAAAGAAAAAAGAATTCAGGGCTCCTGTCAACTCACAAAAACCTGGTAAAGTTGTGAAACCAGAAGATACAACTCCATATTCAGCCATGCAGTTGAATCTTAATCCTCTTATGGCTGCTTTTGGATAACGTGGAAAACTTAGATCCATCCTTAATATCTTTGACAATACCATCAAAGGCTTTTGCTTATGAAAAAATCTCTCGTGAGATTGAAAACATTAAAGACATTGAGGTGGTCAAAAAAGCTCTCCGTTGTTATGTCAAACTTTACTTTAAACAACAAGAAACATTCTCTATCATCGGATTACCTAATGCCAATGATGAACAAGTTTGATGTTCAAGTAAACGATTACGTCAGGTGGCATCATTATAACAAAATAGATGAGGGATGGGTTTATTTTAAGTGTGATGATTACGTCACAATAGAGGTGGGAGTCAAACCTAAACCCTATTGTAATGTGGTGAGAAATACTATACACTGTAATGATCATATTCTAGTTGTCTGCCACTCAAATAATTGGCATGAATTGGAATACATTAAAACTAGAGAAACAAATCATGAAGATTCAAAGTGTTTTATTAGGACTATCTCTGTTGATCGTCCCTCCAGCCATGGCTGACCCTAAAGTTGAATTCTTTTCGAATGATTCGATGGGTTGTATGTTACTTCAGGAATGTACTGAAGGTATCAATCAGGTAAAAACAATCACTGATCTTAAGAAAAGGTATCCTTCAACTGATTTTACTTTGGTTGAGGACGAGTTCAACAATATGATGGTTGCACTGAATCAGTCTGGAGTTAAAGTATATTTGTCACCTCAAAAGTATTTCCCACCTGGTCATCGTGGGGTTTATCATACCGTTGGTAATAATTTCTTTCTGAACGATGCATTTGTTCATCGTCCTAATGTTCTCATGACTGTAATGAGACATGAAGGATGGCATGCTGCTCAGGATTGTATGGCTGGTTCGATCAATAACTCCATGATTGCCATTATCAAACCAGAAGAATCGGTTCCTGGTGTATGGAGAGAGATCGTAGAAAAAACATATCCAAAGTCTGCAGTTCCCTGGGAAGCTGAGGCAAAGTGGGCAGGATTGACAGAGGGTATGACGATGAAAGCTCTGCAAGCCTGTGCTAGTGGTGAAATGTGGAATAACCCCGATTATCCTCCCACTCCTCTCACAAAGGAATGGCTAATCAAGAATGGGTATAAAGTTAGGAATTGATACATATATCTGTATCTAACGAGAACATATGAAAATCTTTCTTGATACAGCTAACACTGAAGATATTAAATCAGCATACGATACTGGTTTGATTGACGGTGTTACTACAAATCCTACTCTTATTCTTAAAAGTGGTAGACAACTCGATGAAGTTGCAAGAGAATTGTGCTACCTCTTCACTAATCTTGAGAGTGTCTCAACTGAGGTAGTTGGAGATACTTGTGAGCAAATGTTGACAGAAGCTCGTAAGTATCATACAATTGATCCTAAAATTACCATCAAAGTTCCTTGTACCGTTGAAGGTCTAAAGGCATGTAAAACTTTAAATGACATGGGTATTCAAACTAATGTCACATTAGTATTCTCATTGTCACAAGCAATTCTTGCATCTAAGTCTGGAGCAACATTTGTTTCACCATTTGTAGGGAGATGGTTAGATAACTCTGTAGATGGTGTTGATCTAATCAAAAACATTAGTTCTTACTTTAAACGGAACAATGTGAATACAAAGTTACTTGCCGCATCAATTCGTGATGTAAGACAAGTAGAACTTTGTGCAAGACAAGGTGCTGATGTTATCACCATTCCTCCATCAGTGTTTTGGAAAATGTATAATAATATCTTGACAGATCAAGGACTTGAACAATTCAAAAAAGACTGGGATAATGTAATTCATGCTACCGATTTTTGTGACTGAACCTATCACTTGGAAACAGATTGAAGTTCCATCTGATATTGTTAAATATTGTGATATGACTACTCTTAACGCAGATCGTGACGATCTTCGTTATATTGATTGTGTGTGGATGCACATGGGTTACTATGGTGTTCCCATTGAAATTATGAAAGCAGTTCGAGAAGAATTCAATCCAAAAGTAAAACCTATATTTGAGTAATATGTGGAGACTTTGGTGTAATGAATAAGTATTACACTTACGCATATCTGCGTGAGGATGGAACACCCTACTATATCGGTAAAGGGTGTGGTGTAAGGATAAACAATCCAAGTAGTAGAACTATACCTATGCCGCCACTTGAGCGCCGGGTGAAGTTACGAACAGATATGACTGAAGAAGAGGCGTTGGCGCACGAAAAGGAACTGATTGCATACTATGGGCGCAAGGATTTAGGTGAGGGGATATTACGGAACCTGACTGATGGTGGTGATAGTCCTGGTAGGGTTATTAGACGACCAGAGACTATTGCTAAGTGGCGCGAGAAGGTTGTTGGTATCCGATGGGATATGAAACAATCAACAAAGGACAAGTTGGCCGCATATAGATGTAACAATACATACGAATTGATTGACAATCAGGGTAATGTGTGTTATACTACTAATATCCGTAAGTTTGCTAAAGACAGAGGATTAAGCCACGGACCATTGTATAAACTATTGCACAAACAGTTTGTCAATAAAAGTAATAACTATAGAGGTTGGGTGAGTGTAAGATATGTGGAGGATATGGGCTTACGCGCTGGGTCGTAAAGAGGGTAAAGACAATAAAGACGCAGACAAAATTGCAATCATTAGATCCATCATCATGTTTCAATTGATTGTAACAAATATGTTTATTATTGCAGGAAACGTAAAGAATCTTTGGTTCACCAGTTGTAGTACTGGCACAGTTCCCTTGACATTGGCTCCTAAATAACCTATAGTCTTATGGTAGTCAATCAGGAGTTCTCATGTCTGCCACTTATTTCCCACAAAAGACCCGTTATCGTGTCACTCTTGAGTTGGATGTAATGGACGATTTTAATCCTCACAATCTCGATTGGTCCAAACTCATGGACCTTGAAGGTGGGGAAAGTGTAGACGCTTATGTTGAGGATTTGTCAGTCCCAGACTGTTTCTTTTCCTGATATTATCATGGGTGATAAATAATCTTATTATCACCCTCCAATCATGGCTTTTTACTGTACTAAACCATCTGTGATTGATTCTTCTATTACACTGTATTTTGCAGGTGGTAATAGATGGACTGACCAAGAGTCAGAAAAGGTAACTTTTGCTACTCGTGAAGGATTAGACAAGAAAGTTGCTAATCTTGATGGTAAGACGGGTGCATTTAGAACAGCTACTGTTGTAGAAGAATGAAAACATTTCAACAATTTCTTTCTGAAGCCTCATATGATCCAGATCTTTCTGGTTCAACTGTTCGTAGAGAACGTGAGAAAAGATCTACCGAAGAACGTAGAAAGCCTGGTGCAAAACCCAGAATGAAGGCTGTTGGTGGTGGTAAATCTGAACCTGTGACGTATAAACCACAGGGTTCAATGCCTAAGAGAAGTGTTACTAAAAGTCAAAGAGAACAACAACCTGAGAAAGAACGTGGTTCTGCAAGACAGGCACAATTAGATGCTGCTAAGGAAGAAAGAAAGAAGGCAGCACGTGCAAGAATTGCAGCAAGAAAGACTGGTGGTGAAGTTAAGTCAACATCTACATCATCCAAAGACGCAGAAAAGAAAGCAACAGAACTCCTGAAGACAAAGAAACCTGAACCTAAAAAGACAGAATCAAAACCACGTCGTAGTTGGAAAACTGCTGATGGTGGTGGTATGACAAGACAAGAAAGAGATGCTGCTCGTAATAAAGAAACTGGTCAAAGTAGAAAGGATGTAAAGTCACAACTACGTTCTGACTTTGAAAAGAAACATGGTAGAAAACCAAATAAGAAAGAGGCAATTCAACTAACTGCTAAAGCACATGCAGCTGCAAAGGCTCTAAAATGACACAGAAGATGATGAGACTGTTTAATACAGTCTCTGAGGCTAAAACTTATGTAAAGAATGAAACTGGTTGGACAGTTGACAGGGCAAATCAATATGTTGACAACCATATCATCAATAGAAATGGTGACAAAGTTTGGGTAGTTCTCCCCTGACAGTGGGCGGTCAACATGCGGGGGCGTAGGTTGACGTAAGACCCTTTTTATGGTATAAATATAATTACCCCCGCAAATAGAATATGAATTACTATACCTATGCCTATCTTCGCGAAGATGGAACACCGTACTACATAGGCAAAGGAACAAAAAATAGAATAGACAACCGACACGTAAATGTAACTGTACCGCCAGAAGATAGACGAATCTATCTTAAACGTGGATTGTCTGAGATTGATGCATTTAGACACGAAATGTACATGATAGATGTACTTGGTCGTAAAGATTTGGGTACAGGCATACTAATCAACAGAACTCCTGGTGGTGAAGGTAACTCAGGACCAAGACCTTGCATGAGAGGTATAAACAATCCAAGATATGGGAAACCAAGTATTCAACGTGATAAAATATGGGTCACTGATGGTAAATCAAATCGCATGGTGCATGATGTGCCAGAAGGATGGACAATAGGACGTACTAATGTTCAAACTAATAAAGAACAATTTAGACAACAGGGTCTTAATAATAATCCTAATGCTAAAAAATATAGAATTAAGTTTAGAAACGGTGAGGTGGTAGAATGTCACCAGTTATCTAAATGGGGACATGAAAATGGTATCAAATACTCGGCATTGAAATCGGTTGTACATAGAACCAGATACAATAAAAATCAACAATTCCATAAAAAATCTTCACCAGTGTCACACATAGAGAGCATACATGTGATTTGACAGAATATCTCACCTTGAAAGGTCCACTATAGTACGAGACCACACTACATTATGACACAAACCCATATTTCCCACCCAGAAGATCTACTCCTGACTGGAGACCTTAAAGTCTTCGATCTTCTGTATGATCGTGCTCACATCTCCATGAAGATGGATGGTATGTCTTTGGTTTGGGGTACTAATCCGAAGAACGGTAAGTTTTTCGTTTGCACAAAGGCATGCTTTAATAAGAAGAAGATCCGTCTCTGTTATACTCAGGAAGATGTTCTGACTCACTTTGGTCATCAAATGGAAGTTGTAGATATTCTTTCTCGGTGTTTGAAATATCTTCCCCGTACTGGTAAGATTTATTGGGGTGATTGGCTCGGGTTTGGTAAGACTGATGTATTCACTCAGAATACTCTTACCTATGTTTTTCCTGAAGCAATTGATCAACAACTTGTTATTGCTCCACACACTGTTGTAGATGTGTATGGAGAAATGTGGCAAAATGTTTGTTCACCTTTGACTGAAACTCTTAAGGATACTGACATTGTTAAATGGGTTCAACCTTCTGTCGATCGTATCCCTCCCTCAGGATCAGTTCCCAAGATCAATAAGAGTGCTATCAAGTTTCTCACTAAAAAAGAAGCTGAAAATGCTAAGGTTGAGATCAACAAATTGATCAAGTCTGGTCAACTCATCAATGATTCGATGCT